GACATAACCATATCTATTTTCTGTATTTTCTTCTTTAGAAACTAGTTCTTTAATATCAGAAATGATAGTTTCTCCAGATTTTAATAAAGCAATTTTAACACTCATTTTATTAATTCATCACTATCAATATTATAGCAAGAAAAAAGAGGGGAGTCAACTGGATTTTGCCAGTTCCCCTCTGTGGCATAGCGCCGACGATATTCATTGTTATTTATAGATAATCTTTACGTTTATGATGATCTGGAACAATTCTACCCAAAGTAATACTCAAAAGACCATCCTCAAAATCAACTGACCTAACTTCCGTGTCATCGGAGAGCGTCCAGGAACGTGTAAAACTGCGTTGAGCCAAACCCTTGTGGAGATAGTTAGACTCCGTTTCCTTATCTTCTTTTTGACCTTCGACAAAAAGTTTACCATCTTGTGTGTAGACATAAACTTCTTTTTTCTTAAATCCAGCAAGTGCAAGTTCTAATCTTGACTCCACATTGCTTACCTGAACTAGATTGTAAGGGGGATAATTTGTTGTGGTTTCATGAAGACTGAAAATACGATCAAAATATTCATCTAGTCCGATACTATTGCGAGTAATCTTATCCATCAACGTAGAAAGATCCGCAGAAGTATACCTTGTGAGGTTAGTCATTATAGTAGCTCCTTTAAAAGCGAGTTTGTGTTTTGTGGACCCTTACGGCATCCAATAATAATTATACAAGAAATATAAAAAAAGGGAGTGTTGAACTCCCTACACAATTATTCGGTTTCTTCAACTTTTTTCTTTTTAGAACCAATATTATATTTGGTTTCTAGAATCCAGTCTCCTTTGTCCTTATAAGCAAGAACTTTAATTTGATTCAGGGGGGCAATATCTTGAATCTTTTTAAGATCGACAATCGTGATTAAACCCCAATCCGCAAGAAGTTGGGCAATACGATTACGACGTTGGACATCATTCACAGTCAGGTTTGCATGTTTGCCATCCAGAGCAAACAGTTCCTTAAAGTGAACGAGATAATATCTACCTTGCTTGTGTAGAATATGACAAGACTGATAGATTTTCTTTTCCTTTCTTGAAGCAACTCCGATACGAGTCAAAGTTTCACGTACCTTCAAAAAGTCGTCAGGTTCGTTAAGAACCACTTCAACCATTTGATCGGGCGTCCACTTTACTTCAGGTTCTTGAACGACACTCATTTTGTTCCTCCAGTTTCAAATTTCGATTTAATAAATGTTAGTTGTTCTTTATTAAGAATCCTCAAAGCTTGTTTTGCCTTTTCATTACTATATCCATAGTAACGTTTAACATAATCAAGGTCTTTGATTTTATCTTGACGGAGCCAGGGAGAAAATCTCTTCTTTTTCCTCAGACTATTTATAAAAAAGTCATACTGCAACTTCTTTGGGAGGAAATGATATTGATTCATTTCATTTGCAAACATCAAACAATCAATGTGCCCCGAAAGACATCGATTGATAATATATGGAGCATATTCCTTCTCAAGTGAAGGATCTTCATCAATCAGGTGTTTCTTCGTTTGATTGATCGAGTTTAACCAGTCCTTCAATTCCATAATTAAAAAGTAGCAGTTCTTTACGTTGTTTTTGTTCTCGCATATATTCACCAACGGAACGCATCGTATAAGTCAAATCAAACTCAGCAGCGTTCCAGTTCTTAAACCGATCTTTAACAAGTTGGTCGGAATTGTAACTCACTAATTGATCCATATTATTAGTGTCACAATCAGCAGCAAACTTATCGTGATCAAATCCTTTATGCATTGATCCCTTATTCCCATAGAGATTATCCTTAATGTCATAAGGAGGATCGAGATACATAAAAGCACCCTTGTTTCCATCCATCAGATAATCGTAAGAATAATTAGTTATACGCCAATTCTTAATTATCTCAGAATACCCAGGCAACTTTTCGATCCCTCGTATTGAGAAGTTGGAGTTAGATGCTTGTTCTGAAAATGAAGAACTTTCTGTGAGACCACTGAAAGAACACTTATTGACAATATAGAAAGCCACAGCACGATCGAAACTTGACACATCTTTATCATTGATCTTCTCCTTAGAAACTAAGAAAAGTTGTCTTGCTTTATCTGGAGTATTGCAAGTGCTTTTAAGAGTTGTAAGTGCATTGGAAAGATCAAGACCAAACATCTGGAGTTGTTGCCAGAAGTTTACAAGAGGTTCGTAAAGATCATTCACCCAAATATCTAGGTTGGGATATTTCTTGGTGATATAAATCGCAACACTTCCACCACCAAGAAATGGTTCTCGGAATTCATCATAGTTTCGAAGGTCTGGAAAGTAAGGTCCCATTTTTTCACAAGCACGGGACTTACCGCCAGGATAACGTAAAGGTGTTTTAAGAGATTTCATCACAAAATTACCTCCATCATATTCAAAAGTTGACCTGCATCAATTTGTTTTTTAATTGGAGTAATATTAGTTGCAATCATCCTATAGTCATCCTGCTCAAGTTTAAATGTGGCACCAGCACCATCACATTCAACTCGTGAATATACAGTATCCCAGTCTGTATATGCAATAGACATATTTTTAGTATCTACAAGGAGCATGTATTCAAATGTTTTTTGAATATCTTCTTTTTTCAATTCAGTTTTTTTCTTTTTCCCTGGGCGTTTGTTAATTAAAACAACACGCTTAGAACTACCATTTTTATTAAAAAGACCTAGAGATCCTTTCATTTCATAAAAAGTTCCAGAATGGTCTACAAAATCTCTACCATCCTCATAATCACCAACATAATTTAACTGCCCATCACTCCATTTTGCAAAAGACTTTTCTTGCAAATATGTTCGAAATGTTTTAAATGCGTTAGATTTCATCTGTGGTGTGTTTGTTGCATTTACACATCCAAAGAATTCTTCAAGATTGATACGGAAAAAATCAATGTTCATAATCAGGTTTGTTGTACTTAAGGTATTCAAAAAAAGTAAGTTTCATTTCTTTCTGCGTCATGCCACAATGGGCAGCAGCAGCAGGCAAAGTCATTTTAGCACGAAAAAGACCTTCGTTTGCCTCTTTCACATTTGTAGGTGTTGTTTTTACAGGGACCTCATATAAAACCTTATATGAAATTTTAAAGGGGTTCATTATAGTTCCTCAACCAATTCAATGTCTTCAAATTGATCCGAAGATACTTCATGCTCTCCGCCAATAAGATACCAATGTTTACCATCATCACGAACACCAAGATATTTCATTTGACCTTCGTCAAAAATGTTTTCACGCATAACTGCTTGAAGACGATAATGCATCAATTCAGATTTGGATGGGACTTTCATTTGAATTCACACTCACACATAATTTCAGTTAATGCTGCAAGAAGATTTATTTCCTGATCAGCCACGAACGCACATTGGTATTGATACTTAGCAATAACAAGGACGGCAGCAGGAATAGATGCGGGTGAAAGGCAATCATAAAGGGAGTCATAAACCCTGCGGAGTAAACTAGAAGCATCGTTGTCCAAGTTAGCGACCACCCACTTTCGGACCTCAGTAAAGTTTTTATCTTTGAGAAATTTGACAAGTTCATTTACAGATACGTCAGAGAAAGATGCAAGAATTCCAGAATCAATTTTACCACCAGTAGAATATCTTTGAATTTCATTTAGAACACGTCGAAAATCGGGAAAGTGTTTCGATACGAGTTCCGCAACGACCTTTTGATCATACTCAATCTTTTCTTGATCGAGGATAAACTGTAATCTTTGAAAGAAATTCCCTGCGAGTTGTACTCGTTGTTTTCCTTTGATTGTAAAGTCAATGACGGCACATCGAGAATGCAAGGGTTCAATGATTTTATTCTTGTAGTTGCAGGTGAAGATGAATCGGCAGTTGTTATAAAATGCCTCAATATTCGCCCGTAGAAGGAGTTGTACGTCGTTGCCTGTGTTATCTGCCTCATCGATGATGATGACTTTGTGTTTAGAAGATCCCGTAAGTGAAACGGTCGAAGCAAAGTTCTTTGCCTGGTTCCGCACAGTATCCAAGAAACGTCCTTCGTCGGATCCATTGATGACATAATAATCTGCTCCTAACTCATTACATAATGCTTTTGCGATTGTAGTTTTACCAATACCAGGAGGTCCAGAAAGAAGAAGATTTGGAATCTCACCCTTTCCCACAAACTCCTTAAATGTTTTTTTAGTATCATCAGGGAGAATACAATCCTCAATTACTTGAGGACGATACTTCTCCACAAAAAGAAATTCACTTGCCATGATTTAACTCCAATCACCAGGTTTAATTGTTTGTCGTGATTTTGTAGATGAAATTTTTCTAGACTCACTACAAATTTTATCTCTAATCATTTTTGCTTCATCGTATTCGGTAAGTAGTTTTGATTTAGAGTTATACAATAAAGCAGCAATCCAATTAATTTCATCATCAGAAAGTTTCATAATTTAGACCCAATCAGGTTTTCGTTGCGGCATACGAAGATAATTAGATGCAACCCAAGGTTTGGATGCGATATACATCTTGTAAGCAGTAAAAGTGTCAATGCTTGTGTCAAGTTTATACTCATCTGGCATAGCACGGGCAAATGGTGTTACTTCAGTAATCTTACCTTTGGGAAACAAGTAGTATGCCTGCAGAAGCGTATTATAGCATGAGTGTTGCTTTCCATACCGAAGATGGTATTCATCAGCAAGATTCATGCCATGTTTGATTAACCAATAGGCATTGTGGATACTTTCCATTGCCCATTTGGTACAGGGATGATTACGAAACGCACCCTTTTCAGTTTTGTAAGGAGTGTTGTCAGTCTTGTACAAAAGACCATAACCATGACCCCATTTTTCGGATGCCACGATGGAAAGCATTTGACAACATTCTAGTGGCATCTTCACTACTAATTTGTCCGGAAGTACTATTGCACTTTCTGCCGGAAATTTATGCGTCACAAAAATGTTCATAATAATCTGCAAGTTTTCTCAACTCATCAAGTGTAGCATCCTTTTTTAGGATATTTGCCCTTCTACTAACAATAATGATATTTTCTTTAATATATCCTTTTGTATTATCAATTCTATCAATACTTGGGGCATACATCCAAGTTTCTCTCCCTTCTCTTTTCAAAGGGAATCCAAATACTGGGCAAGTATCTGGAATATCAATATCGTCTTTTGTAAGAGTGAATTCTATATTTAATTTTTTTGCTCTTTGTTTTGCATTATTATAAAGAACTTTTTTTGTATCAAATTTCCAATTTCTATTTTTTCTTTCCCTTTCTTTATATGCAGCAGAACAATTTTTACAAGTTGTTTTTCTTTTTATTGAAGTTTTTCTTGTTTTATCTAATAAAGAAAATTGCCATATATTTTTTTCTTCATTACAAATATCACAAACTCTCCACTTTTCTGGATTATCTTCCTTATGCTGCTCTTTAAACACACGGGCGTTATAAACATTCATACATTTATAAGAGCAAAACTTTTTTTGCCTTTTTTTAAGAGGAGAGTTACATTCCAAACAATACATTTGTAATCGTTCTAACTACATAATTATTTATAAAAAGAAAGTTTACAGATGTTCATCCAAAAGAAGAATCTGGTTCTAGAGCAATATAATACTTCAGATTGTACTTAGTATTCGTGAATTGTGACAAAAGTTTAGAAGACACCACGACGTCATAAGCACCAGGAATAATCTTGATGTTTTCCACCTTGAAGTTAAATATAAACTCTGTATCGGTTTCACCAACAACAATAGCATACTCGTTAGAAGTATCATTCTTCTTATCACGAACAACAAGTTTAATGACACCCGATTCACCAATGGCAGAAAAATCTGGAAGTTGATAAACTGCTGCTGCTTTTACCAGTTTCTCCAAAGAAGCACTATCAAGTTGGAAACAAACATCCTGTGAAGGAAGTTGAATTTCTTTTTCGGGAGGAGAAATAATTACATTAGGATCAGCAAAAAAATATTTTACCCGCCGTTTACCTTCACGAATGCTTAAGTAAGAATCTTCTTTAAAATCCAAATCTGGATCTTGGTGAAGTCCCAATCCATTCAAAAACTGGTTGAGATCATAGATAGCAAAATCACGAGGAAACTCTTCAGTAATATCTGCCTCTGCCAAAATGTTTTTTGCAACAGAAATAGTACGAAGGCGATTTCCCCCTTTCACAAGAATTGAGTTATTAATACTTGCAAAATTCTTAAGAATAGTCAGGGTATTGTCAGAAAGTTTCATAGTTTGGGGTTTCAGTTTCACTTGTTTTCAACGAGATTAAGATGATTAATCAACAGAATTGTATAGTGAAGAACTTTGAACAAATCTGCACGAGGAGTACCTTTCGTATCATAACGATCAATATACTTGGTTACATTACCCGCACAAAATCCTTCACGGCGGTTATGCTTGATCTTATCTAAAGTTTGCTCTGTACTACCACAAGTACGGTCAACATAATGTTGACTATATGTACTGGAAATATATTGCTCAAGTTGCTTGAGGATTTTATCCTCATTATATTTCCAAAAACCGTTTTTATTTGTATTTTCAGTCATTTTAATGTTATAAGAATTTAATGAAAAAACATCAGGAGAAGAATAAGGATTTCCAGTCAAACTAATTCCATCATAATCCCAAAAATCTTGAGAATGATCAGGCATTCCACCAGGTAGACGAGATCCTGCAAATGAAATTGTATCTGAAGAATTTGATCCAAAAATAGTAGTTTTTGATGTGGAGATATAATCAGAGTAGTTTGTTTCGAAGTTTTCTTTTTTATCTGGAATCTCAGACATAGTTTTCAAAATAAAATAAAGAACAAAAGGGAAGGCACATTTTTACCTTCCCCAATTATATCAGAATGGAGCAGGTTGGTCAATATATTCTACGGTCAGTTCAGGACCAGTAGAAGGCATTTGGAAGTCAGCATCAACCTTGTCGTAGAGTTCCAAGAAAGCTTGCTTAGTTTCGTCATCAAAACGGTTCACACACACCTGAATTGCCTTTGCCTTGTCTTGGAAGATGCTGTAAGCACGGATGATATGCACCAGGCGGCGGGTGCTGATGATTTCCTCAATACCACCATCGTAGAAGGTCTTACGGATAATATCTCCCCAATCCACCAGGCGCTTGCAGAAATCACGGTCTTCAACACCAAGGTCCAGAGCAATGCCTTCAAGGATCTTCTGCTCAGTTGCAGGAGCAGGATAGGATTGCTCCAGAGTCACAGGAAAACGCTCTAGGAACGCCTCATTGAGTACGTTGGTGCCGATAAATCGGCCATCATCACTGCCCTTGCCCTTTGTGTTTGCAGTAGCAATCACGTTGAAACCTTCGGAAGGTTTGACGAACTTACCAATCTTCTTCAGAAAGACCCCCTTACCTTCCAGAACGGATTGAAGGCACAGAATTTTGTTAGAGGCAAGATCAATCTCATCCAACAGCAGCACAGCACCACGCTCCAGTGCTTCAATCACAGGACCATTGTGCCAGGCAGTTTCACCATTCACAAGGCGAAAACCACCAATCAGATCGTCTTCATCAGTTTCAATGGTGATGTTAACACGGATCAGTTCACGCTTAAGTTGAGCACACGCTTGCTCCACACTGAACGTTTTACCATTACCCGAAAGACCCGTAATGAACGTAGGATAAAAGAGACGGGACTGAATAATGCGTTTAATGTCGTTAAAATTACCAAACTTGACGAAGGTATCATCTTTATCGGGAATGAGGTTTTGATGAACTTCAGGAAGAACCGAAACATTCTGGAAAGAACGCTCAATTTCTTCAACACGTTCTTGAGTTACTTCTAGGTTCCAACGACCACGATCAGTTTTAAATTTTTCAAGGCGACTGGTTACTGTAGGATAAGAAATACCCTTGGAAGCACAATAACCACGAACGTCGCCAGAAGAAAACTCTGTGCCAAACAGAGATTTAAGATCTGAAATAAGTTGTTCGTCAGTCACAGAAATTTTGCGAGGCATGATTTAGTTGGGTGGTTTGTTTCAACAAAGTAATTATACAAGCAAAAAGGGGGCAGGTAAGTGCCCCCTATGACAGTTTAAAAATTGGTCATCAATCCATAGTAAACTTCTTTTTTGGAAGTGGTTTTTTAGAAACAGGTGCTGCCTCAACAGCAGGTTCTACTACAGGTTCTACAGCAGGTGCTGGTGTTGATTCTACAACAGGTGCTGGTGTTGATTCTTGAAAAAGATCTGTAAATCTACTCATTGGGTGTAATGGAATTGTATAAAATTATTTATCAAGCAACAAGTTCCACAAATTCACCAAGAATACGCTTATTCATTTTTTTAGTCTTTAAACTTTTAACAAAGGCATTTTTAATTTGTACCTTTGTGGCATCTTCGGAAACAGAAAATTCAGATTCTTGAGAAAGAGCACTTGAAGAAAGACCAAAATAAGAATGATATCCAGAATTTTTGATAGTAAATGATTTTTCTTTTTTCCAAGAACCCATTACTTTATCATATTCTGGTCCATAGTATCCACAATAACGCCGAATAAAATTACCAGCATCACGGGATTGAAGAACGCGAATGCCGATAAAATTAATATCTTCAAACTTATCCCTTAAATTGCGGAGTAAAACATCAGTAATTTGGTGCCATTCACAATCCAAAGAATATGTATTTCCAGTTTTACGATCTCTTAAGAAAGAATTAGGTCCAATATGAGCAGTTCCCATAAACGGAATATCCTCCCATTTACGTTGAATTTCACGATGATATTTAATCGGACAAGATTCACCATCAGTTAAAATAACACACTGAACTTTCTGGAGTTTGTTTTCCTTCTGAAATTTAGGCAGAATTTGGTGAAGGGAAATAATAGATTCATTCAAAGGAGTTCCAGAGAGACTCATACCCAAAGGAACGTTATATCGTGTATATGTGGAATATCCAAAACTTGAAGCAATTCTGAAAATATTCTTCATTTGCTCTTCAAGTGTTTTTCCATTTACTTTACTAGTAAGAAGATTCATCATAGAAAACCATTCACCAACCTGAATCAAACCGTCTTTTTTAGTATAAGAAATTTGACGCAAAGTTGATTTATTATTCTCATCATATGAAACTAATGGATAATCAGTTGTAAATGCATAAACATCAAAAGGAATAGAAACCTTTTTACAAAACCAAATCAAATTAAAAAGTTGTTTAATAGTATCAACCATTACTTCTTGCATAGATCCAGACCAATCCAGAATAAACACAAGACCATGGTTTTTACCATCGGCAAGAGTAGTAATTTTCTTAAAAATATCTTCGTTATATTTGTAAGTATGAAGTTTAGAACAGTCCAGAACACCAGTGCGAGCAGTTGAAGCACGAGCATAGGAATCTGCTGCTTTACGACACTCAAACTCCTTCACCAGATAGTTGACTTCTTTCTGTGCAGAACGCTTAAATTCTGCAAACTTTTTATCAACTTCACCAAAAAGATCTTCATGCGAATATCCAAGATTTTCCGCATAATCACTCCAACTTTTTTTACAATTGGAATGAATTTCAGAATTAGAAACAATAACCTTTTTGAGATCAAGTTGAGGAAGTTCAAGATAGACATTCTCATATCCATCAGAATTTACCAGATCCTTAAGAGCATCTTCCAAACTTTCCATCGTCTTTACTTCGGGATCATTCTTGTCACCACCCTCCGAAGATGGAGAAGGTTTTTTCTCCTGTTGAGGAGTTTTTTCATTCGAAGCAGACCCTTCAGAACTTTCAGAAGAAGGTTGATCGTTTTCTCCCTCCTCCTGATCAGAGAAATCAGAAGCGGGTTGATTGGTAGAACCACTTTGCTGCGATTCCAAACTATCCATCTGAATGTTAGTTTCTTCCTTTTTATTTTGCTTACAATACTTGTAGAGTGCCTCTGCCGCAATCAGAACATCGGCAAAGGTTTCGGTTTCGGCAACCATATTGATTATTTCAGTCTCTTCACCAGGTTCAATAGGAATATCTACAAAATTTCCAATCTTAAACCATAGGTTTACACGGTCAGCAAGATTGTAAGTTTCCAGATTATCATCTTTAATCTGGAAAAAATCATCGTCAGAAAATTCTTTATAACCATTATAAAAGGTCTTGGAAAGACCAGCATAACGGCGCTTCATCATCTTCTCAATACGTGCATCTTCAACAATGTTTACAAATTGAGGAGGAACTTTTACATTTTGAGTCCAATCCTCATCGGGCGTATAAAGAGCATGTCCAACCTCATGTCCCACCAGAAGATCGTATACAGTGTTGCTTGCCTTTTCCCACATAGGAAGTGTAAGCACACGTGTGTGAACGTTAAAGCAGGCAGTCTCCACCTTCTTGTGCTCAACAACAAGATCCTCGGTGGCAAGAAGTTTGGCAAGTTGGGACTTAATTTCGTGGCGAACAGTCATGGGTTTGTTGCGTATGGACCCATAATACAAAAAAAGAGGGTGGTGAAACCCTCTAGTGTGCCAGTTTAAAAAGTGGTCTCAACCTTCAATAATACTTTGCTTCCATTCTTCACTCATATTTTCAAAAATAGATCTTGCAGATTGTTGATCTTTGGCATACCCCTCATCCATCAAATATGCCATAATATACTCATCACTCAATCCTTTTCTTGCAAGGTGTCCAGCAAATCTACCAGCACCAGATGCTCCTTTACCAACTTCTTTTGCAACACCACCAACTTTTCCTGCTGCTTTACGAATTACCTTTCCAGTCTCTTTTGCAGCACTCACGGCAGCATTATGTCTTTCAATTCCTCTATTTACTGCACCAGCAACACGATCTAAAAGACCTGGCTTTTTAGGTTGCTTCTTTGCAGCAGCAGCAACTGCAGATTGTCTTTGAAGGGATGCCTTCATTCCAGATGGTTTTGATGCAGATGCTTTTGATTCTGCTTCTTTTCTTGCTGCCTTTTGATCACGAAGTCTTTGGAGAGATTTGCCAGTTGGTTTACCAGACTTAAACTTTTGTCCTTTTGCAGTCACAGGTTCAATTCTAGCACCACCTGATCTTGCTTCGGTTAAAACATACTCTTCAGCAATGTCATAAACAAACTCTGAAAATTCTTCTTCACCGAGTTCTTCAATTAAAATATCAACACCTTCTTCGTTTAGACCCATCTCATAAAAATAATGTGCGGCAATTTCCACTTCTTCTGAAAATTGTTCTTGGGCATATACATTTTCATATGCCTCAAATAAAGATTGCATTTCTGTTGCTTTCATTTTTATAAAAACGTTTTTAGTTATTTATAAAAACGAAGAAGCGCCCCCGTTTTGGAGACGCTTCTTGAGTGCTTGACGACGCGCTTTTGCTTGTCGGAGTGCTTGCGGTTTCAGTTTCCGCTTCTGTTCCTTTTTAGAGTGGTGTTGCCAGTTGGGGAGTTTCATTCGTCTTGTGCTTGTGAGGACATCATACGCGAAAAACCTTTGACTTTCTCGAACCTTATGACACTTTCAAATTTGTCATGAAGGTCTGTCTTATGAGAAATTACAAAGATATTAGCATCCTTAATCACATAGCGAATAATCTTCAAGAACTCGTCAGTGCCGAATCCATCAAGTGAAGAATCAAACACCTCATCCATAATCAGCAGATTGGTATTGACGGAGTTCTTGACTCGTGCCACTTCTCTCCAAGTAAAAAGAAGTGCTAGGTCAATTCTCATTTTCTCACCCTCACTGAAAGAACTATAAGAAAAGTCTTCGTGAATAGGTGACTTGACCGTTTCGTTAAACTCTTCATCAAGATGGAAATTAATGTAAAAATCCATCATCTGCAAATAACGATTCACCTGCTGATTTATGAACGGAAGATACTTTTTGATTATCTTCGTTTTTACGCCATCGTCTTTAAGGAGCGAATAGGCAAAATCGTAATAAACGATTTTTTGTTTTTTATTTGAAAGGTTTTCTATTGTGTTTTGGAGATTAGTTTGAAATTCTTCTAGTTTCTCATGTTCAGTATTTCTGTTTGCAAGGTTCTTGGTAATAGTTTGAATTTCAGATTCAAGTTCTCGTATTTGTCTCTGGTTGAGGGAAATCCGAGTATTGTTTTGAGAAATCTCATGGTTGAGTTTTGTAATCTCCTTAGATAGAACTATAAATTGACGCTCACGTTCTTTTTCTAATTCTATTGCCTCCTCAAGTTCTTGAAAACCTTTCTGGAGTTCCTTTGCCTTATTTTGAGCGTCTGTAATTCTATTTAACCGAAACTCTTCTTCAATCGTTTGAGTACAAGTAGGGCAGACCGTATTCTCAGTGAAGAACTTATGCTCCTTAGTAATTGTAAATACTTTTTGAGATATTTTACCTTTAAGATTGTTTAGTTTTACTAACTTTTCTTCTGCACCAATAAGTTCTTCTTGATCTTTTTGATTACCCTTAAGACTATATTCTATGGCAGAATTATTTGCCTCATAATTGTCAATTTCAGTATTTAACTTGGCAATCTTTTCTTTGTTGGCATTTATATTGGCATTTCCACGATTTTCAAGTTCCTCAATAAAATCTTGTTGCATTTTAATTTTATCTTTAAAATTTTCCTTTGCAACGTTCAAAGATTTAATTTCATCTTTTTGAGCACGAATTTTATCTTTTACAATATTATTCATCGCAGAAAATATGCGAATATCTAAAAGATCCTCAATTACTTCACGCCTATTTGTAGAAGTCAATTGCATAAAAGGAACAAAAGCACTACTTCCCAAAATTACGATTTGAGTAAAAGACTTATAATTTACTTTTAAAATATTCTCTTCAAGAATTCGTTGATTAGCACGATCATCTGCTTCTTTATGAAGTGGTTGACCATTTACTTCAACATCAAAAACATTTGGTTTAATTCCACGCCTAACAAGATAATCTCTACCATTAACCGAAAATTCAATTTCAACCAAACAATCCTTTTCGTTTACAGTATTAACTAACTGTGGTTTATTGATTTTTCTAAAAGGTTTATTAAAAAGAACAAAGGTAAGAGCATCAAGAATTGTAGATTTTCCTGCTCCATTTGTTCCAATAATTAAATTTGTATTATTTGATTGTAAATTAACTTCTGTAAATTGATTTCCAGTTGAAAGAAAATTTTTCCATTTAATCTTGCGAAATACTAACATGTTTAGGAGGAACTACAATATCGTCAGGAGTGATCACGGCATAACGATAATTATACATCTTACAGGTCTTTATTGCAAGTTCATCGTCAACTTCCACAACATCCATTTCAGTTTCTTCTTGATCTTCAAGCATTAAAGCATATCGAGTTGCATCATCCTCTTCCTCAAAAAGAAATAAAACTTTTTGTCCATATTGGTCCTGTACCGCATATGCACCATCATCTTTTCTATCTTTGAGAGTAAGAAGGAACATTTATTCTACTTCGCAAGCTTGTTGGTATAAATCCTGAAAAATTTCTTTAATGATTGTTTTATCAAATTGAAATTCAGACTCATCAATATAACGATTTAAAATTGAAATCGTACTTTCTTCTTCTTCAATTATAAAATTTTCATTTTCCTGAATATCAAAGTTTTCGACAATTTTAAGTTCTTGAACTTTGGCAGAGTAAAGTTTATCAATAAATTTTTCAAAATCTTTTGGTTTTGATTTCTTACGGACAATCACTTTAACAATTTTATTTTCATACTCAGTAGCATCAAATAATTGATACGGAGTATCTTCATAATAAATGTTATAGAATAATTTATAAGGATTATTGATTGGAGTATGAGTAAGGGTTTCCGTATCAAAGATATGAAAACCACGAGTATCATTTACATCAGTCCAGAACATCTCATAAGGATTGCCAAGATAGAAGATACTTCCATTATCAGAACGAGTATGGTAATGACCAGAAAATACCTTTTTGAACTTTGAAAAAATAGTCGAGTCCAGTCCATGATCCTCCATAACAAGATTACGATTTACTCGAAAACCCTGAAATTCAAGGTGTCCCATCGCAATTTTTGCTTTTGTTTTTTCAATATGATTTAAGGTTTCATCATAATTTTCGCTACAAATCCATGGCACCATCATAATATTCAAACCACCAATTTTAACGGTTTGTGGAGAACTATAAGTTTGAATATTTGAATAGGTCTGAAGAAGCAAACTTGGAGAGTTGACACTATTAGTATTCTTATAGTAGCAATCATGATTACCAATAATCATATGAACCTCATAATTCCGAAGAGGTTCAAATACAACTCTCTTTGCCCATTCAAGGCTTTGATAATCAATTGACTTACGACTATCAAACGCATCACCCATATGAATAACTGCCTCTACTCCATGCTCCTCAAGTGCAGGAAAAAAGACATTCTCATAAAAGAGTTCAAAATAATCGTGGAGGTATTTTGAACCCTTTCGAGCACCATAATGAGTATCTGTGATAATGGCGACTTTCATCGGTTGTTATTTCGGTACTGAATTGCGTCTTTGATGCTATTGTACTCCGAACTGCTTCCAAAAAGCAAGCCCTCATCAACCATCATAACTTGATCAAATCCACTTTTCTCAATAATTTTAGTTTTAATATCCAACTGTTTTTTCTCTTTTTGAATTCTTCTCAAAAATGCATAATGAATAATTTGTGTGAAATATGCAAAAGGATTTTTTGATTTTTCTGGGTCAAAATTATGAATGTACTGAACACAATTTTCAATTCCGTCAGAAATCATGTCTTCACGGAACATATAATTGACAAAATTTGGTTTATATGATAGATGTGTAGCGATTTTTAAAAAGCATTCCCCAAGATAATTTGGAATAGGTGGTTTTCCTTCCCAATGCTTTGATCTATCTTCTCTTGTTGGACTTCTTGAATTTTTTTTGAGAAAATCTGCTTCAACTCTAGACCTATAGATGATAAGAGCATCTAACAGTTCTTTATTATTGACATAATGTTCTGTTTTTTTCTTTGACATAGTTGATTATCTATTTAATTTTTAATAAGATATTATTAAAAATCATTATACATTAAATTCTAAAACTTGACAAGAGATAGAAAATTGAGTAAAATACCTTTGTTAGGTTTGAAGATAAGTAATATGTTTATTCAAGACTGTTTAAATAGATTTTCTAGGACTTCTCTTGCTTCTTTTACTGAAGTGATGTATCCCATTTTTTCAGATAATTTAACCTCTCCACTTTCTTTTTCTAAATTCTTTTCTGAATATTCATATGCGAAGTCTTCATTTTTTATATTTTTTATATATTTTTTATAAGTTTCAATTACTATAGAATTTTTTATTTCTGTCATTGTTATAATTTTTTCAAATTTAATCACTTGTATATCATCATCAGATATATTAATCCACGGTTTAATTTTTACATATGATCCAGAAACATTACTTACAAATTTCAATACCACTGGATTTTGCAATAAAATCAATGGATCACCATCATTTTCGTCTATACTAATTAATGAGAATATTTCTTCCCCACTAATTAATTTTAAAGTGCAATAAAAATCCTCTCCCATTAGTCTTTAAGCGGTATGTTTACAATATCGTAGTTAAAATTTTCTTCGTTATAAACTTTAATTCTTTCTATTAAATGATTGAGTGTATAATTTTTTTTTGATCTGTAACTAATATCGTCAGCAATATCGTATAAAGTTGCTTTTGTTTTATTGTCAGACTTTCTTAAAACTCTCCCAATTGATTGGAGATTACGTATTCTAGACTTCGAAGGTGAAGCAAAAATAACATTATGTAAATTCTTAATGTTAATTCCTGTACTAAACGTTCCGTATGATGCCACAATAATTGCATTATTTTCTTTTTCAGTGATTTCTCTAACTTTTTCTCTATCTTCTGTATCAACACCACCATGTACGAAAAATACATGGCGATTACCAATGATATTTTTATTTATGAGTTCGTATAAAGGTTGTCCGTGTCCTTCAACTCTGGAAAAAAGAATTAAAGTATTACCTTTAAGATCTAAAGCAAGATTTTTAATAAATTTATTACGTTTTTCGTGATTTATAATATATTGAACCTCTTCCTCAAAATTTTCAAATTTATGTGCCGAATGCTTTAATAATAAGATATTAATATCTAATTTGGCAACATGACCTTTTTGCATTAATTCATCAGTGCGAATAATTTTATAAGAAGGACCAAATAAACCTTCTAAAACCCATTTATGAGTTTCAGATCCATCTAAGGTGCCAGTAAATCCAAATCTATATTTTGCATCAGAAAGTTTTGTCATTATAGATACTAATGACTTTGATTTAAACTGGTGTGCTTCATCTCCAACGACCACATTAAATCTTGAGAAATATTGTCGGGGAAGTTTGTAGATGGACTGCCAGGTCGTAATGATCACCTGAGAGTCTGTTTCTCTTTCTTTACCCGCATAGATCTTGTGGCAAAATGAACCTACATCCCACCCATAATCTGCAAAGTCTTTATACATCTGTTCTACAAGGGATGTCGTCGGAACGACTATCAGAGTATTTTGTCCTTTCTCAACGTAATATCGGACAATCGAATATATCATCAACGACTTTCCAGAGGCAGTTGGAGATATCAACAACTTTCGATTATGTTTTAAAGCGTCGTATACTCCCTCAACTTGGTACTCGCGGGGAGAATACTTGGAAATAGAATTTATATAATCTTTTACACCCTCCTTTGAAATATTTTCATTTATTTCAAAGGGAAGACCATAATACTTATTATTTACAAACTCATAGGTATAGTTGTGATTTTCACAAAAACGAGTAATTTTATCAAGTAGACCAACATAGATTTCACCATTTTGGGTATTAAATAAACGTATTTTTCCATCCCAATATTTATTTCTAAATTGGGGCATAAATTTTGCACCTGGCACATCAAAGGTAAATTGATCTGCCAATTCATAGTAAATATGAGGTTCTGCTTTTATTTGCAAATAAACCTCATTCTTTTTAGAAATTATCAAATGAGACATATACTCATAATATTACTTATGAGTATTTATTGCCTCAATTAAAACCCGCTTGAAATTTCATAAACTCAATAGAATTTTTAATTTGGTATGTTCTATTTGAAATTGTTTTAATAACTTCTTCTAAAAACTTAAGAATAATATCGTAGTATCTAATTTTTAGGTCTAATTTATTTAATCTCTCATCGGCATCCATATGCCTCTGCAATGCCTCTTTATCTCTAACCTTATATGGAAATGGTTCTTCTTCGTAAACCTCTATGGGTGCCTTTCCAGTGTAGTAATTATATCTTTCTAATCTTACTTTGTTAAAACTTTCTCTTGCCTTTTCTCTCAAAAGAGTAATTGTATTGTAAATTGTATAATACTTTGCATGAAGTTGAGGAATTTTCAGAGATTCATTATGCAAATTATCAGGATCAATGACAGCATCTCTTTGCCACATTTCCTGAATTTCATCAAGATTCATAGGGGTGTTCCTTTATCATCTAAAATTTTATAAATTGTGTATTTAAAAACAGCCTCAGCGGTAAAGTAGTTTATATCAGTATCTGAAGCTTCAAATTCCAAAGAAGAAAGAGATACTGGAAACAAATCTTTAAATTGGACTTGGGCACTTACATTATAATTGCTATTTAAAATTTGTAAAGTCCCATCACTGAATTGTAATAATAAATTTTCTACACCATTTTCATTAGTAGTTAAATTTTTGAATTGTTCAGTTGATTCTGGATATCCTAATCCAGTAATCCAATTATGTATTGCCATATAATTTTCCATATTTTCATCAACTAAAAATTTTAAATAAAAATCACCATATTCAACTTTGTCTCCAGGAACATCTATGTTCTTTAGGTAAGAAGGTTGAATAGCAGTTCCCATACTTATATCTGGAATTCTAGTCGCGTTAGAAAAAAAAGTTACTTTAGGCAGTTTTGCCAAAATAAATTTAAATCCTAAAGGAGATAAAAAATTTCTATTCTGTATTTGACCAGAAAAAATATTTGGCATTTTTTATTTTTATTTAGATAAAAAAAGAGGGTCCGAAGACCCTCTGGAAGTATGTGGTGATTATTCACATAAGATTGAGAACTTGTACTCTTCTGTAATAACGGTTGCTATTAACAGTAAGTCTACCAAGACCCGCAGTGGTTCCTTCAGCAAATGGGTTGGCAACAAGACCATAACGGGTCTTAAAGCCGATCTTAGGCTGGAAGGTGTTCTCACCAACGGCACGAACCATTTGGAGAGGAACATATGGGCAGTAGAAGAGACCAGCGTCATAAGGAGAAGAACCCTTATAACCAACAACGTAATACTGACCACCAGAAGCATTAACGTTTGAACCACCCGAATATGGGTCGATATAAACGCGATACTTACCTTGAAGAACTCCAGCAAAAGTATTGCCAGTGTCGTCAACTTGAAGGTTTGCATTTAAAGCAGGGGTGTAATCAAGTACACCTGCCATGGTGAGTGCCGAAGCAACGTCTGCTGAGCAGAGAATCATGTTGCCCTTTCCTCTACGAGTTCTAACTGCAATTGCGTTAGCATCTCTTTCAATTTGGAAAATAAGACCCTTAAACTTCTCAACAGACCAACGTCCGTTTGAGTCAACGTCAAGGTCAAACTTACCAGCAGTAGCAACGTTGTGTTGTGCTCCCGATTCTGCAACCTTATAAATGGTACGAATAACTTCACGGTTGATTTCTGCAAGAATTTCGCTGGAAAGAATATTAGCGAGTTCTGCTTCTGCATTTAGACCGTGAATTGCCTTAAGGTCTTGAGCGAGTTCTAGTGAATACTCAGCCTTGAGTGCTCTTGATTTTGCAGTAACAGTGACCTTCTCGATTGAGAAGCCCATCTGGTTGAACTGAGCTCCATTGGTTTCACCTAAAGATTCTGCATCTTCGGTGTCCATACCACGACCAACATTATATGCAAGTTGCTCAGGAGTAGAATCTGGGCTGAGCAGACCTGGGTTGGAACCTGATTGTGCGGCAGTAGTACCAAAACCAACAGTTCCGCCACTGGAGTTTGCTACATAACCTGAACCTAGACCTGCTTCTGCACGAGTACTACCTTGTGCGGAGAATGCAGTGTCTGCCTCATTGAAGAATGCTTCATCATTGCTGGTTCCAGGACCATTGTATCTGGAACGCATTGCAAAAATAAGACCAGTAGGTCCATTCATTGGTTGAACGCCAGCGAGGTCATATGCAACCAAGTTTGGCATTGAACGGCGAATGAGTGAAATTAGAACAGGATCGAAACCTGCAACAGGTGAAGATGCATTAGCACTAAAACCTGCAGTTGCACCAGATGAACCTGTGTTCATTGTTGGTGATTCTGAAAGAAACTCACGCTCTTCACGGAGTGTCTTTTCTTGGTTTTCTAGCAGGATTGCAGTTACGGCTCTACGATGTGAATCTTTGATCGGATCCATGCCTTGGTAATCAAGGATGGGAGCCCACTTCTCCTGCAATAGTTCGGTATTGAACCCTTGCATTTGTTTTACCTCTTTTTAAAAATTGTTAGTTTGAGTTTTTATAATTTAAAAATCACTTTTTGGCAACTCTGCCAAGAGTCTGAAGATATGCTTCCATAATACCACCTACTTGTGGTTGGGCATTTTGTACATCTGTACTCTCAGACAAGGTTTCAGAGTCATCTCTTTGAGCACTAGTTGATCTTGAAGGGAAATATGATTCTCTCAAGGTTACTAGTTTCTCACGATAGTTTTCCTCACCATCAAACTCAACATTTTCGGCAAGAGAAGCGAGTTTGTCTTTCTGAGAAAGTGCAAGACCCTCAGCGACTTCTGCAAAAATTACATCAGCAACTGACTCTGCTAATCTTCTATTTAGAGCAACGTTTCTTTCGATTTGCTCGTTGAGTTTTTCTTCCATTTCATCAAGTTTATCTACCATACTCTCGATTACATCATATCTATCTTCAGGGATTGTTACATAATGATCTTCAAAAAGTTGCTTCATTCCAGAAAGGAATGATTCAGTCATTTCGGTCTTAAGACCGTGTTCGACTGCGAGTTTATTTTCAAAAATCCACTCGTCGGCAACATACTCAAGGTAAGCATCAACTCTATCAGTTAATTCTTCCTTGATTAATTGAATTTCTTCTACGAGTGTTGCCTCGTAAGAAGTTTGAAGTTGCTCTTTGATTTCAGCAACCTTAGTTTTGATTGCTGCTTCAAAGATGGTGCGAGCTTTCTCTTGGAATTCCTCGGAAAGATCTTCACCAGAAAGGAGAGCATTGACATCTTCTTCGATGTCAAACTCTTCTTCCGCTTCTTCTGTTTCCTCTTCTTCTTCTTCTTCTTCTGCTTCTTCTTCTGCTTCTTCTTCTGATTCTTCTTCAACTTCTTCTGTCATCTTAGAAGATTTCTTTTTGCCCTTTGGTGCATCACCTTCTTCCTTTTCACCTTTATCTTCATTTTTATCATCTTTATCCTCATCTTCATCTTCAGGTTCTTTTGCCTCTTTCACAGCATCGGTCTTGAGATGTTGCATCGAATCAGCTGATTTTGCACCTTTATTAACAACGTTTTTAACTTGAGCAAGTGTTTTGCCAGGTGTTTCTAATTTAGCTGAATCATCGTCTGTGCGATAATTTTCTGGAGTAGGACCACCTAAATCTTCCCAACTGCCAGTTTGTCCAGGAGCAATTCCAGTGGACAACTTGTGCATTGGTTCGGCAGATGCAGCCCCTTTGGTTACTACGTTTTCCATTTCTTGTAAATTTCTACCAACGGACATTTGTTTTAGATCTTTTTGTATTAATCTATATTTATTTATAAATTAAAGATTTGAAAGAAATTCTTGGAACAAATTTAATTTGTGTTCATCCAAAATTTTTTGGTCAACTAAAGTATTAATTTTACGTTTAGTCGATTCTGCAATTTTTTCTCTAAGAATTCCACCATCCCAAACCCACTCTTTACCCTCCATAATCCCCTGAACAAATGCGTCGGGGGCGGATGGATCTGCAACAATATCTGCTGCAGTTGCAAGCATAAAATCTTTACCAACAACTTTATGACCCTCATTAGTCATTTGAAGTGATCCAACACCACGAGAAGAAACTCCTAAACAAACACCTTCACCTATAAGAGATTTGGCAATTTTGCCCATAGGAGTTTCAAGAAGTTGTGCCTTCCCGTAAAAATTAGTTTCTCTTTGTTCGAGGGAAGTAATTTTATGAGAAACACGATCAAGATTTACTGTTGGACCATCTGGATGACCAAGCTCTCCAAGAGCACGTCCTTTATTAATAAAAGATTCTGTGTATCTTGTCACTTCTTTGGAAAGAGTTTCCATAGGATACATTCTTCCATTACGATTGCAAATATCACCCTGAAGGAAAATACCCTCAATATACATTTTTTTCTGAGTTCCTTTTCCTTCGGTAATGAACTTTACCTTCTGTACTTCTTCTGTGATAAGTTTCATTTTATTAATTTGTAAATCCTACTTGGTTTGCTTTAATTGCAACAGATGTCCAAATTACATCAGATGGTAATTTGGTTAAAAATTCAACAGATCCTGCTGGCATAGCAAAATAATTTGTTGATGCTGCTCCAACTAATGTATTAATTCCTATGGTACATATACCAGAAGTATTATTGTATAATCTCACACATGTAGCAGATGATATGCTAGTTGCAGCACCTGGAGTAGTTGCAGTATCTACTTGTGTAGAAATTATTTTAGTTATAGGCATTATTCATTATCTCCTGAGGTTGTATTCATATCAAATAAAGAGTCTGCAACAGAGGACTTCAGCGAATCTATTTTTTCTGCAGCTTTTGCAAAAATTTCATTTTTAATTGCATCAGAAATACTAGATGCTGGAGAATCTGTAGCAATCAAGTCGATAATATTATCCATAAAAATTTAGTATATTTATATGATTATTTATATTTCAGTTTTTTTAGTATCTTTTTTTACTTGTGCATCAACAATAGATGCTTGTGAATTTAAATCTGGTTCTTTAGGTACTTGTCCTAAATCTTGGCCTTGAATATTGTCCTGCGGCAAAGGTTCTCCAGTTATCGGATCTATTGAATTTGGATCTGGAATTATTCCGTTTTCAATTTCTTTTTTAATTTGCTTATCTTGTTCAACAATATCAGCATCAGTTTGGCGCAATACTTTTGTTCTTACGTACTGAACAGAAAAATATTTTCCAATATAAGGTTCCATAGTTGCTAGTAACCCAATTCTCTCATTCATTAATTCCGTTTCCTTCAATTCTGCAAATTGATTATCATATATGAAATCGTATTGTATATGATCTGACATTTTTTGCCAGTCTTCTATGGAAACGATGTTCTTAAGTATTAGTTGTGTGCGGAGCATGTCCGTAAACATGTTTGCAAATCTTTTTCTCAATCTACCTACAAATTTAGTAAATTTTAATTCATCTCTAAGTATTTCTGATGATCTACCTAAATTAAATCCACCATCAGTTGCTATTCTGGATTCCGGAACTCCCAGTGATCTATACAGTTTTTTCTGAAAATATTCAATATCGGAAAGTTCTCCTAAATTTTGACCACCTGGAAGAGTAGTAATTTCTGTACCGCGACCACCCTCTCTTCTAGGAAGCCAAAAATCTTCAAGCATACTCATAAATTTACGATCATCACGTATTTCTCCATTATTAGAATCGTATACCATTTTATTTCTGTAACGATTCATCACATCTTTCAAATATTGCTCAGCTTTAACTTTTGGTAAATTACCAACATCGATATAGAATATTCTACGTTCTGGTGCTCGTGATAATCTATAAATTACTAGAGAATCTTCAATCATTCTTAATTGATTGAGAGATTTTATTGCTTTATGGAGATAAGAAAGAACTGTTCCTTTATTTCTATCAACTAATCCAGAGGTACAATAAGTAACTGTATCTTTTGCAATTTTAATTCCCTTTTGAGCACCCGAACTTGAAAGCATTCCTGTTGGATAATTGGGTGCTGGAGTGTAAATAAAATATTCTTCTATTTCTGGAGAATAAACTTTTTCATCGACTCTTCCGTTCATTGGATTAATCATTTCGGAAGACATTGGAATTTTAGAGTCGCCTGTTCTCTTTTCTTGTCTGACATGGCGCATCTTCATAGGATCTACATAACGAATCTCCTTTATTCCATCTTGAACATTTTTTGGATCAATAACCTTTAAATAATAGAGCCTACCATCAATATACCAATTTCTAAAAATTTCATGTGATTTTTTATCAAAATCCATTATTTCTTTAATATATTTAAATTCCTCTCTAATTTTTTCTTTTAATTTATCACTTGCATTTAAATTTGACAGTTCTATTTCGATAGGAGAATCATATAAGTCACTAACAATAGCTTCATTTACAACGTCCTCTATTGCTGCATCACATTCTGGATGCAATGCCATTTCCCTATATCTTCTTATTAAATCATTTTCAGTTCTGTAAACACCTTCAATATCTAAATATTGACCATAAAAACCACTAGCAATATAATTATCAACCCCGTCCTCATTGTTTTGAGGAACGGGGGAGATAATTTTTGATTTTTTATTCGAATCATCAATAGAAAAACCAAAAAGTCTTTTCATAGTATCATTTAATCTTATTGATTATTTAGTAAGAATAAATTAATTAACAATATTGGCACCAGAAGAATCTAATACTTCATAATACTGAACTTGGAATTCGACAGTAAATTCTTCAATAGTATCTTGTGTATCAAAAGAAACATCAATTTGCGAAATATTAGTTGGGAACATTCCGTAAAATTTATATTGACGTACTACTTTCTCACTTCTGTCAAGTTGTTTAACTATAACTCCATCCGCTTGATAATCTTGTGGATCTGATTTTCCATCAAAATCGGAAAGATGTGCTATTTGAGCCATCCACTCTTCCATTGCACCTCGTATCAAGAAGTCATTATCATTTAAAACAGTTACTGTCCAAGTATCAAAAGTTCTTTCTCCCGCCAATTTGAATATTCTTCCGCGAAAAGGAACTTCAATAGGATTAACATTTGACGCTGGAAGTCCAGCGGATTTAACTAAAATTCTAGAAGCACTTATAACATCGGTTTTATTTGAAGCAATGGTAATTGGTGATGGAGATGCAGCAGAAGGAAATGCAAGTTCAACTTCAAATAAATTAGGTCTTGCGCCACCTCCAGTTAATTTGCTTTTAATATCTGAAATCTTTGTTGCCATTTTAGTATACCTCTAAAAAATTTACAATAATTTAAAATTAATTAACATCAGGTGCTTTACCACCAGATTTTGAAATTTTGTAAGATTGAACTTGCAATTCGACTGTAAATTCTTCTATAGTATCTGTTGAATCTGATGATAAATCAATTTGAGATATATTTGTAGGAAAAACTCCCTCAAAAATATACTTTCTAATACTATTTTCATTTCTATCTAACTGTTCAACCGTTACACCATCAACAATATAATCCGCAGGATTTGCTTTTCCATCATTATCTGTCAATTTTCTAATTGATGACATCCATTTTTCAAATGCTTGTCTTATTTTAAAATCAATGTCGTTCAATACAGTAATAGTCCAGGTGTCAAAAGTTCGGTCTCCGGCAACTTTAAGAATTAATCCTCTAACTGGAACTTCAATAACTCCTAAGTTTGAACTTGGAAGACCTGCCGCTTTAATTAAAATATCTTCGCTTCCAGCAGCTGCAATTGCAGATGGATACGTCATCGATACTTTAAATAAATTTGGTCTAGCGCCACCGCCAGATAATTTGTCTTTAATGGTAGCTATGTTTGATGCCATTTTTGTTTACCTCAGTATTGCTTTAAAAGAAAATAAACTAAACACTACCTACAATTTCATCAAATGAAACGCCAGTTCTAGTAGCAACAAACGTTAAACCAATAAAGTTAATTGATCTTGATGGTTTAATGTAAATATCGGCAACAAATTCATTGGAGTCAATAATTGAAGCAGTATTATTTGATTCATCGCAAATAACTCTAAAATCAAAAATTGCTCTCTTTGCCTGAAGATCTCTTAAGAAAGGTTCTACAGTATTAACAAAACTGCTTCTTGTAATTGAATCGTTAAATTCAAACAATTGATTTCTTGCAGCAGTAGAAACTGCATTTTCAATATAAATGAACAATCTGCGTACATTAACTCTATCAAAAGATGAAGATTTTGCTAATGCAGTCTTATCACCAAATAAAATAATTCCAGATCCTGGAGACATAATTACAGGATTTACTCTGTTTGAGTAGAGTCTATCTCTTTGTATTTTAGATGGATTGAAGGCAAGTTTAACTGCATTTAATACAGATCCTCTAGTTGTCCCTGCTGGGGAGAACCATGGTGTTCCTGCGGCATCAGTTCTTGCACACATTCCAGCAACATCACCATTTAATGGAATATATCTAAAAGTACCTGAGAATTTATCGTACATGTACTTATAACCACTATCAAAAACTGCATAAGATGATGAAGGAATTGGAGAATAAAATCCAATTACATTATCGGTAATTGATGAGGAATCAATAGGAGTGAATGAAGATGTTCCACTTTGTCTTAATAAACCTTCCTTGTATGGAGAAATAAATGCGATTGCATCCTTTCTTTCCTCTGCCACTCCAATAATTTTAGAAGCAAGTGCTTGAGAAATTTCTTTACCATAAGAAGCAGATCCCATCAAAATAAAATCAATATCATATTCCTCAGTATTTGTTAATAAGTCATATCCAGAGGATAGATCAGCAAGAGAAGCCGATAGTGAAGTGCTATTTTCTATAGAAGTTCCACCATCATAATTTTTTCCACCACTAAGAACATTAGTGTATGAACCAATACAATTATAATTTAAATTATCTGCTGTATTAGCGTTCCAAGATCCATTAGTTGAAAGTGTAAAGGAAGAAGATGTGCTAAATCCTGTGGTTACAACTCCAGTAGGTTGTGATCCTGCAAAAATAAAAGAAGAACCTTCCGAAATATACTTATTCCAGTATGCTGGACTTCCTACAGAATAAATGGCATTTTTTGCTTTTGATAGTGAAAGATGCTTTTCAAGAATGGTGCCTTCATTTCCAGTTATTGATCCATCAGCATCTATAACAACCACATGCATTTCGTCAAATCTTGATCCACGTGTAGTTGCAAAATTCGAAGTTGATGGTCTATTTGCAACAGAATTCCAACTTAATGAAGAATTTAAAAGAGGTATTGTTTGTAAATCATACCAATCTGGGGAAGATGCATAAGTAGTGCTTCCCCACGCAACAGATTGACCATTAGTGTGAATAGCAACGGAACCAGTTGATGAAAACTTCCATACACCTTCTGGTTGATAATCAACTTTTGTTTCTGTACCTGCTGCAGAAACGTGAGAAATAATCTTTACGTCAACTGTGTTAGTCGAAACACCGGTAATAATTCCTTTTATGTAACCATCAAGAACGCTTGTTACTCCAGCCCCAGGATTAACTCTTCCTGTAACTGATTGGGTTACACCATATCCAACAACGGTTGCATATGTTCCATTGGTTGTGATTCCAGAAAGAACCTGATCTGCTTTTGCGTCAATAACAGCAACTCTGAGAGAATTTCCCCATGAACCAGGATTTCTTGCTGAAAAAACTACGTTTGAAATGGGAGTTTCATCATAACCCTTATTTACATAATCCTCATAACTCTTAATTTTGATGCTAGTTGCACTTCCAACCTTAGCATTTGTTAATTCGCCACCATCAGATCTAAGTACTTGTAAATTTCCACCATATGCTAAATATGAAGAAGCAACAAACCAATTTTCATAATGACTTGTTACTCCTCTTGGTTGCCCAAAATTAGCAAGTAATTCTTGTTCGTTTGTAACTGTAACTGCTGATTCTACTGGTCCTTTTTCAAATGGAGCTACAATTGCTGCAACCGAATTAGAAGTTGGGTCTACTCTTCCTGTGGTAATATCAACTTCCCTTACAATGATTCCAGGAGATGCTAAATTAAGTGGCATCTTATTTCTCCGTATAAGTCCAAGATTATTCTAAAATTATTTATAATTTACTGTAGTTTAATTTAAATATAATCCCACATATAACTCCTATCACCATATTCATCCATATACCATCTATCACCATTTTGATCTATAAAATCATCCTTATCTTCTAACCCAGATAAAACAAAACCAAACGGTGACATGTCTTGTTCAATTTGATTTTTTTGTTCTTCATAAATTCTTTTTCGCACATCATTATCTGTCATTTCCTTAAAATAAGGTTGTGCAACTAACCAAGAGAAAATAACAAGACACATTGCCAAATCATCGTTACATCCCTCTTCTGCCTCAAAGGAATTGTGCTTCTGTGCAAATGTTGTAAGTTCAGATATAATATCATAATCAACTGTGAGTAACTTATCATCTTCTAATAAAGTTTTCAAGTTAGAGCAACCAAGTTTTTTAACTGCAGAGGTCATTCTTACACCAAGTTGAGACTTTTTACCACTAAAACCAGATCCTACTAGTTGACCGGCACGACCTCTCATCGCACACATCAAAACATTATCATATTCGAGATCGAAATGTAAAATATTTGCTACCTGATCTCCAATATCATTAACTTCAACCAACAACCAAGCATTATTATATGCTTTTGCAACTTCATTAATAACACTAGGAAACAGCATTGGTTTTATTTCATTATTTCTATATTTTGCAACTACTCTATATGGAAATTCCGTAATGTCAAAAACAATAAAAGCAGAATAATCATTACCCAAACCACGAGCAACGTCAACTGTCATTAAGTAGTTGTGTTCTTCTTTTGGATTTTCATAAACATCTAATCCGGCATTTCTTCTTATAGGGTCTTCATATACAAGGTTTCTTAATTTGGAAGGATTAATCAGTGTATTAACAGATCCTAAAAATTCACATTCAAACTCAACCTTAAATTGTTGCTCTGACGTATTAGCAATCGTCTGCTCCTTCCATGCAGCGTCTCTACCAGGTACTTCTGACCAATGGACATCTGTAGGTACATATTCGTTCTTGCCCCTCTCAGAGTCGTGCCACATGCGGTAGAAGTGATTCATACCACGCGGCGTAGATACAATGATTACCTTTGTGCTCTGTCCAGAAGAAATAGTAGGATAAACAGAGGCAAAGAAGTCATCAGCAATGTGATTCGGGATGAAAGCGAACTCGTCAAGAAAGATGACATTATAGGATCCGCCTCGGACAGCAGATGAAGAAGTAGAGTTAGATGAAATCTTGGAGCCATTTTCTAATTCTAGACTACCTTTGTTCCAGGATATAATACCCTGCTGCATCCACTTTGGTAAATTTTCATAAGCAAGTTGTAATCTTCCAAGTAGGTCTCTGGCAGTGGATGCTTTGTTTGCTAGAATAGCTATATTGACATTATCGTTGAATACTGCATAATGTAACAAATATGAAACACAAGTAGTCGATTTACCCGTCTGACGGGGCATCTTACAGATATTAAATCTATTCTCGTGGAAGTTTCTTACAAGTTTCTCTTGAAATGGATACATCTCAAAAGGAACAAGACCGTGATCCAGAGAAACAATCTTAATATAATTCTTTGCAAAATATACAGGATCTTCTTTGCACTTTAAGAACTCAATGATTTGTTCTTCCGTAAATTCAATCTGTGTATTTGCTTTTTTTAAATTTGGATTACCAAGATATACATTATCAGACATAAAAATTACCTCTGTTCAATCCAGTTTAATACTGCAAGTGCTGATTTGTTGGTGTTTGGAGATGCACAAGCAAGTGTAAAAGTATCACTGATTGTTCCAATACCCGATCTTCCAAGTTGTAAATCTGCAAGTCTATCAACTTCAATCAAAGTAGAACCACCAGAAACCACAAATCCAGAAAGAATATCTCTACCACCAGAAAGTGCAGTTGCAGAAGTATCAAACTGAACAAAAGAATCTACATCTGCGTGATTTGTCCAGACTGGATTGGTTAATGTTGCATTCTGCAAAAGTTTCCAATACACATTAGTATTATCATTAGTCACTGCTTGCAGAGACCTTAAAAGCATTACCGCATTCAGAGCAGTTGATTTGAGTCTCAAACTAATGATTGGATAAAATGTATTTGCAACTGACATTGTGGTTCCAGTAATGCCGTTAGATTGACTCAGAAGAGTTCCGAGTTTGTCTACATTACCATCTTGAATCAGAGAATTGGAACCCTGATACATGTAATGAGTTCCTGCAACACCAGTTACATTTTCAATCTCAAGACGAATAGGAAGAAATGGAGTAGAACACCAAACTCTATCAAGATTATTTGAGTTATAAAATGTGTGACTCTTAATCGTCTCACCTTCCATTAACCAATTAAAATCTACGGTTCCTGCACCATACCACTCATAACTTATAGAAATCATTTGTTGTTTTGTTGGGTCTGCAGTTACACCAGTCCAACCATTACCATCAAACTTTTCACCATTCCAATCATCTCTAGATACTCTTCTTTCTGTAGTAATTCCAGATGTAGTAGTGCGAATGACATAAGAATATGTTCCTCCATCATCCTCAAAGTAAGCACCATTATTATCATCAAACAATCCAAATCTTCTGCGAATACCTACCTGTGGAGTATCAAGACGAATTGCAAATGCAAGTGTTGCAGGTCTTCCAGGAATGTATCTCATCACATTCTTGGTTTGTCTAATGATTTTACTTCCAGTAGTAACACCCACTTGCATAGTTACATTACTGGAATATTGGTTCCAAGTTGCAGTTGCAATTCCGACTACTCTTTCATCCCAAACATCAGTCTCCTTACCATACTGAAAAGTATTAAAGAAAACTGTTTGGAACGGAGAAGTCTTTAATCTGTTGTTATTAGAAAACTGTGGTCTCCAATCTGTCTGGTTTCCCCAGTGATCTGCAATATTGAAAACTTCAAACAGACTTCTTTCTTGATTTAGAAAGTCTTGTTCGTTCTTGTTCCACTGAGCCATGAATCACTCACCCCATGTTAATCTTTCTGGTTGATATCTCTGTGCATTTTTAACTTTTAAAGAACTGGTTGAGTTTGGATAAATGTTATGAACGATTGCACCAGGATATTCATCTTGCAGTTGTTCTGCAAGTTTATTTTTATCAATCATTTTACCTTCAACTTCCATACGATAAATCTTTCCTTGCCAAACTACATCAGCAAGAAAAGATTCACTTGCTTGTTCCGGCTGAGATGAATTCATATAAAGATTGCCATTAAAATCTCCGGCAATATTTACACTTTCTGAAATAAACTGTTGAAAACTTTTCATTTGATTTACCATTTTACTTTATTTGCCCAATATGCAGCAGACATTGGACCTTTGGCAATATTTTTTGCATGTCTAGTTTGAAATCTGTGGCGACGACTTGCATACACTTTTGATTCTCCTTCTTTTTTTGGAGAACCTTTTACTCCTCTTTGCCCAAAGCGAATAATTTTTTCTTCACCACCAGAACATGCTTTAACAACATGAGACTTACCCGTGAGTGAATCACCCACGGGATCGGGCTTTGGGGAATTACACTTCATCTTTGACTTTTCAATTTTTTCCATAAAATATTGAAATGTCTTTCCTTCAGAAACGGATTGTTGCTTACTTCCTCTCCAAACTCCATTATCATCAACAATTGGTTTCATGTGATCTGGACCAATTATATCAACAATATTAGCAAATGTATTTCCATTTGCATCTTCAATAGATACAGACTCCTTGCGAATGTCTGGAAGTTTTGCTCCAGTTGCTCTTGGTTCTTTACCTTTTGGATGTGCTGGTTTTCCACCACCAAGACCAGATTTTGGTTTTAACTTTGGTTCATTAGAAACACTCTCTGCCTTCATTTCGCCACTATCTACATAATCTGCTGCACTATCTAGATAATCTGCCGCCTTTGTAATTTTTGATTGAACCCATGCT